TAATGAAGTAATGAATGAGTGCGCCGGATTTTGTAATGTTTGCGGATCATTAGAGAAACCATGCAACTCAACGGCAGCTTTCCAATAAGTAGCGAAGTTATAAGGCTGACCAGTTATCAATAAAGATAGAGTATTCATAATGTCTTGACCAGCAAGTGGCTCAATATATGTATTTGTGTTTCCTACTTTATTTTTATCATTCATAGATAATGAACTGCCAAACTGAGTAAATACGCCTATACCTTCTTTCCATTTGTAAACTAATCCGTCTGGAGCATAATACGTTCTAGTTAGGTTTCCAGTAATTGGGTCTATGCTTTGATCATGAACTATATTGTTGCTGGTCGCGGCATTTCCTGCATATGGTCCCGCTTTTAATTTAACTATAGTTCCTTTGGTATCGGCGCCCGAAGGGCTTAATAGATATTCATTTTCTGTTAATAATTTAGGAAGCTGATCAGAGGAATTATTGGTAATGGTATCAAAATTTGTTTTGAATGGAGTTAGTGGATCATAAATTGCTCCATTAAAATTATCGGCGCCCGGCTTAAAATTGATTTGCCCTTGATCGAAATAATAGGTATTGTCTCTTCCACTAACACTAACACTAAACTTGCCATCATGCCAGCTATCTCTAGCGGACTCTATTACCCCAGCTATGACATGAGTTCCTTCACGTTCATTAACGAATTGATTTCTCATAATTGCCCAAAGATAATTTGGGAAATCAGACCCTACATATATAGATTTTTCTAGTTGAATATTTATATCACTTGGATGAAATGCTAAATTAAAAGAGCTTTTCAAATCCGTAAATGTTTTATTGAGATTTTGTAAAATACCATTACCAGTAAACATATTATTAAGACCAGATAATAACTTATTATCGAATCTGCTTTTGGAGCTTAAATAAATATGAACAACGTCCATAGGCTGGATTATTTGTTTGCCTGCGAAATTGAATCTTAATTTTCTTCTAGCATAATTAGTATTTTTGTTATTTACTATTATGGCATTTCTTGAATTAGACTCTAATTGTATTTTAGAATAAATGGCAACGATTACTGATTTAAAAGCGCTCAATTCGTCGCCCGATTCTAGCCCATCAAATCCTGCAACTTCTCCATCTTTAAGATATTCGTCCGCTATCGTTACACTATTAGGAGATGATCCGCCCAATCCAGGAAAGCCCGTTCCTCCAGTAGAATCATAAGAAAATACTAATTCAATACCAGACCTTGCAATAACTGTAGTAACTCTTTGACCTAATAAAGTATCTGGGCTAACATAAAAATCAATAGCGCTTGCTTTCCTGGCAGCTCTCATTTTATTCAATCGAGCTTTATTACTGTCTATGATTTGTTCTACGCTTGTTTGTCCAAATTGATAGCTCTTATGTTTATAGAAAGAATTTGAAGCATCACTAATTGCTTTTTCAATATCCCATTCAGTTATCAACATTGCTTGATAGGGATCTACAATAGAAAATGAGAAACCCCCATCCATATTAGTGGATGTATTTGTAGTTAAACTGGTAAAATTAGTTATTTCGATTGTTCCAGTTCCAGTACCTAACGTAGTTTTATATAACCCATTAGGATCAGTGATCCAGGTAGTTAATTTGTTGGAAGAATTAAATGAATAGACCTTTCTCATACGATCTATCACTTTTACTAATTTACCAAAATCCATAGTTAAAAATGGATTATTTGATCCAAACCCTCTAATTGATAATTGAGTTCCTGGTACAATACCACTACCATTAGCAAACGCATCTGTTAATGTATCGGTAATAGAAAATAAAATGGGCATCAGCTGTGCATCCAATTGACCCACAGCTGAGGATATTTTTTCTAACTTGGCAAGTTTTTCTAATGCTGCAATTTGATTAGATTTGTTTTGAAATAAAATGCGCATGGCACGGAAATAGAATTTTTCATCCCTATCCATAAAATCTGGTCTGAAATTTTCCGCAACAGATGTAAACATTCTCTTTTTTAGAAGAATGGTTCCCGAAGGTTCTTGCATAAGAATTTCAAATTGTTTTGGATCTGTATTGTAAGGGTCTCTTCTTAGATATCCTTCTTCAACATATCTTCTTTCAGCAGACTGATCAAAATGTTGAGCAAAATCCCCTAATGAACCATACTTTTGTTGTTTTCCCGTAACTGGATCAATAATATCCAAAGAATGGTTATTATTATCCCCCAAAGAATATTGAGAAGAAATTTGATCTGCTAATTTAGCCAAAAAACTCATTAATTGCCTTTAAAATGCTACATTTTTAATGTCATCCAAGTTAAATGAACTTGGAGTTCCATATTGGCTTGGACCTTGTGTCGGTGTACGATGGAATGGAAAGTAATTAGTTCTATATCCTCTTCTTTGAGTTGCAATGAATGTCATATCATAGTTCCACAAAAAATTATCAGCAGCTTCAGTGACCGTCATATTTTCAAAATAGCCACGATACACCCAGCCACCATAATACATTTCCACTCCGAAAGCTAATTGGGCTAATGAAGTTATGTTTTGTGCGCTCAAAGTATTTTGAGGCGAATTCATTCCTAAAATACTACCCAATAAATTACTTCCGGCTGAGGACCCTGAAGTTCCACCAATAAGACCTCCTACAGCGCCCCCAATGCCATTTATTAAATTGCCTGAAAGATCTGCCGAGGCGTTGTTGGCGGCTAATGTTAATCCCACAGAATCGAAGGCATATTGTTCTGAGCGATAGATTTCATAAAGCATATTTATGCCCTCTACGCCAGAACTACCAGTAGTGCCATTGATTGCGATGCTGGTTAAATCCTCTCCCCAATATTGTAGAGTGAATCCGCCTTTAGTTCTATCTTTAGATATAGCCTTTCTATGCGTATATATTATTCTGGATGGATTAACATACATTCTTACAATTCCAAATTCTGGAACAAACCAAGTTATTATATTTCTTTTAGTTTGACCACTATTATAGGATGGTACCTTAGTGTATGGAAGACCATTACCATCCGCAGAAAATGTAGATGGCAATAAAAATCCATCATTTTTAAATTGATTCCGCTGCGAAGGATCAAGTGGTGTGTTATTATTAATGAAGTCTTGTGTAGCATTCAAAGAGTCTAAAATGGACATATAAGTTCCTTATTATTTAGATTTTTCCATTTATAGGTAAGACCGCTTTTGCTTGCTCATCTTCCAAACGATCGCCGCAATTGATACAATATCCAGTTATTCTAACGTCTAATGCTCCAGAAACCGGAATTGGTCTGTCAGCAGTCATTAAACCATTATCGGCACCACCAGGAGTACCAGCTGTCGCCATTCTATTTCTAACAGCAACTGAGGTTGCAGATTTCAACCCACCACCAGGACTATAAACTTCTCCTGCAACTTGGAAGGATTCTGCGCCACCAATCGGAGGCATGTTGGCGCCTAAAACAGCTTTTGCTTGATCCAATAATCTTTCTTCCTCCACAATAGCTTTTCTGGCAGCCGCTTGCTTTTCTTTTGGAAGAGCTTTCATCTTAGCTTTTTCAATTTCGATTTGTTTTCTTAAATTTTCAACTTCAGCCGCCAAAGCTTTTTTGTCATTTGGAGTAACAAGTGCTGCTTGTAAATGACTAACAGTTTCAGACATATTAGTTGATAAATTATTATAAAATGATTTGAAGTTCTGTATATTTTTGATTACACTAGCTGATCTTGTGTCTCCGACCAATCCACTTTTAACTGCAGCGGCATAATTATCAACATCAGCGCCGCCCCCGGCGGCACCTTCTCTCATAAAAGTTTTAGTAGAATTTTTTGCGCCCATAGATTCAGTTGCAAGTCCATAATTAATGACGCCTGCAGTACGTTGAGTAGATTCCATAATAGAGCGCATAACGCTAATATCAGTGCCCATTTTTTCTTGTATTTTAGTTCCCTTATCTATACTATCGCCTAAAATGTCTTCTTTCAAAGCCCCTGGTTTAATTTTTCCAGTATCCAATCCCTTCATAGCTTCTAACATTCTATAGGCGTCCTGATCTGATTTAACCATACTACCCAAGGGACCCGATTTCATGATTTGGATTTGTCTAGTTAGTTGGGCGGCGGCGCCTTGATTAGAAGATGCCTCATCTAGAGTAACAATGTTTCCAAGCTGTTGTCTCATTTGATCGCGCATTTTGGTTAATACACCAGTAAAATCTCCGTCGCGCATCATCTTTTCAATTTGAAATGCCCCCATTAATCCGCCAGGTCCACCAGTTTGAGCGGAAAGAAATGCTTTTTGCTGAATATTCATTCCAGCAATCGCATCTTCCATTCCTCTCATAACATCAAGGGCATGTGTTCCTGACATTCCCGTTGCTTTTAATGCTTGCACATATTCATTGGTAGCCTTAGCCAAACCTTCTGCCATCCTTGCTGATTTTTCTCCAACATCAGCAAATCGAGCAAAGGCGCCAGCAGCGCTAGTAAGATTACTTGTTACTGTCTGAAGATCTACTCCAAGATTATTTGCAACCTCTCCCATTCTGGCTGAAAATTTTAAAGCATCTTCACCAACTAAACCATAATTTTTAAAGGCTACCGTTAAATCAGATACTATTTCTTTAAAATCCCTTCCAGTTCCCTGAGATAATTTAATAGCGGCTGTTAACATATTCATGGTTTTACCAGATGTTTCTGTTACATGAATCATAGATTCAAAAGCTCCTGGAATTTTCCCTAATTCCATATAATACTTTTCAACATGTTCAGCAGACAAAAGAGTTGCTCTAGATGCCGCATTAATATAGTCGCTTTGTCTATTAACGATTTCGTTTAAACCCTTTAATTCCGGACCTGCTGCGGAAAACACCCTTCCTAAATTGCCTGTTTGGGCAGACAACGCAATGAACTCTTTTTGTAATCTAGCTGCATTATCAGCAGACAGTGCCAAACGTTCAACATAATCCATAAGTGCAGCGCCACCAGTTTTTAATTTCTCAATTGGGATAGAATGACCTAAAGTTTTAGCAAAACCAGCTAATTTAGCAATAGCTCCGCCATTTTGTTGAATGTCGTATGTAAGATATTTTAATTGCTCTGAGAATCCTGCGCCCTCTAATTGAACTCCGGAAAATGCGGCACGAACACCTATCAAACCATTAGTTAATAATCCAAATTGATTAATTTGTTGCTCATTTATGTGACCAACTTTTGCAACGTTATTCATAAAACCGGAATAAGATGTTGATAAGTTGTCCATCGCATATTTTAATTTAGAAGTAGTGTCTCCAAATGCATTTAAGAAAGAATTACTTCTAGCTAATGTATCTGAAAGTCCTTTTAATGAAGTATTGGCTTGATCTGTGGCAAGCGCATAATTCTTCATTGTAGCGACATCAGAGTCGCTCATTGTTTTGAGACCATTATCATCAGCCATTTATTATTCCTTTAGTTTATGTCTTCTACGACGATTGCCTTTGGACTTTTCTACCTCATGTGCATCTTTGCCAGCTTCCATAACCATGCGGGTTGATTCCTCGAATTCTTCATCAGTTGATTCGTGAGTGCCCTGGTCTAACAAACTTTTAACAGCTTCAGGATTAAAGAAAGATCCCACTAAATATGCGTGATTTTTAGCTAGTTCCATCCGATCTTTTTGATCAGCAAGCCAATGATTGAACATGTACCATTTCTGAACCGGATCCATATCCACTATTTTAGGATCATCTGGCGTTGTATGGAAAATTTCTTTGCAAAGAAACCATATAAATCGATGGTCCGGTTCAAATATTATTTTTTTAGGTCTTCCAAGACCTCTTTCACGTCTTCTTCCGTCTTAAGAGAAAACTTCTCTCGTGCGGATTTAGATAATTCTAAATACTGATCATATAAATAATTTAATAACGATTCATCAAGCTCTTCGATGAATGACAATTTAGTTTCTAATGAGTCGGTAGCTAAAAATACGCTTATTTCTACTCCGGCAATATGAGTTATTGATCTGGCTAAAAATTGTTTTCTCATTTCAAATGGACCCTCAATGGTACCATCAAATTTAGACACTGCTTTGATAGTTTCGCGCATTTCTTTTCCACGAAGAGTTTGTAGGGTGAAAACATTTCCATTAATATCAACATCTTTAGTTAATTTGGTCATGCCAATCAACATTTCAATACGACGTTTAGCCCCTTCACTTATTTTTTCAATTCCTGTTCTACGCGCTTCTTTTGCTGCTCTAATTTGTTCCTCAACACGACTTACTTCAGGACGCTCCGCAACTTCTACCTTGTTTTGGAACTCTCTAATTGCACTTTCATCTAATGAAGGCATGCCACTTTGCTGCATTCTCTGATGTAAATGTTGTACTGTTTCATCTGGAATATCGATTTCTCGTAGTTGTTGACCAGAAAAATTCTTTTTACCTAACGGACTATCAAAATTAGCCATATTTAAACTCCATAAATATAAAACTCCCTGCAAATATATATATATCAATTGCGGGGAGTTTATAATTATTAGGGAGTTTCGTAATTTGTTAGAATAACATGCCAGTTGATCCTATATCAATAAGACCGGCAGCATCCAAAGAGCCTCTTCTTCCATTTGCTCCAGTATCTGTAAGTCTTTCAATTGAAAGATTGCTGAATGGAATTCCTCTTTCACCGCCCTGTGCAACTGGAACGCCGCTACCAGAGGTAAGTACGCTATACATGGTTTCTGCTTCCCATGTCATGTTATCGGTGATAAGCCAGTTTTCAGAGCTGTATTCATAATCAAGTCCAGTAATCCATACGTTCTTAATTACAGTAGAGATTTGATTTGCAACATCTGCCTTTTGTTTATCAATAATTACGATATCAAAAGGATATGCTTGTGATTGAACGTGTATAAAACCACGTCCGAAAGATTCGGCGATCCTTAACCTGTCAAATCTAACTCTTCTACAGGTGCCAGTAAAATTAGATGAACTAATTGGTACTGAGTCAATATGACCGTCGTTTCCAACTTCATCGATCATTTTTACTGATCTTTTTTCGCTTATGTTTAAAGATTGAATTGCTCCAACAGGCGTCTTTCCTACCAAAATAAGAATGTTGGTAGAAATTGCTGTGCTAGTTTTATTAGCACCTGACCCGAAAGTCAGTGTTGATTGTGTATTTGGTGCTAAAGCCATTTATATATTCTCCCTAATTATAGTTGACCAAGACTTACTTTAATGTAAATGAAGTTAACTGGATAGGTTGGCTGTACTCTTACAGTGATGTTCCATTGTCTTGGATCTACATCATCTTTCTTAACGACCAAGTCCTTATATGCAGTTAATAATCCTTGAGACGCAAGAGAATTCAATAATTGAACTGCCCTAGTATTCAAGATTGCCTGAGTATCTGGGCTTTCTGCGGTTCCAATGAATCCTGCAAAGCCAGATCTCAAGAATTTTGCGATTCTATCTCTAATGAAAACAATAGAGATTTCTTGTTCCTCTGGATATCCACTTTGAGTAGTTGTGATTCCCCAAACAACCCTTCCGCCACCAGAAACTGGTTGAACGGTTGTTACACCAGCTGAGGCTAATTGTTCCAAAGTAAAGGTTGAGAATTGCTTGTTTCTTAAAATAGTAAATCCAGTAAGAACCTTGTTAGTTAGAGGCTCTTCAATCTTGATTACTCCAGACAAATATCCGGCAGCAGCTGATGCAAGATAGAATCCATCGATTAAAACATTCTCGGTGCCTGCTTGAACAACTATCTGATCTGGA